GGCAGAAATACCCCTCCGCAGGCTAATCGTCGCCGGCGCAGGCCGAGCACCACCGCTCGAGGCTACGGCGCAACCTTCCAAAGCTATCGGCGCAGAATCAGCGCGATCGTCAATGGGGGATTTGAGTACTGCCGCCGCTGCGGCGAAGGCATCCTCCCCGGCGAACCCTGGGATCTCGGCCACGACGAGTTTCGCCGGATCCGTGGCCCTGAGCATCGCCGCTGCAATCGGGCCACCGCCAAGCACAAGATGTTGGCGAGACGGGTGTCGCGCGTTTGGTAGCAGCCGCCTACCCCGATCTGCTCGGCGCGCAGTCACCGCGGATCGAGGTCGTCCCCGACGGTGATGAGCATCCGCGCTGGCAGGAGGTTCGCGAGTTCGTTGCCCGTCTGGGTATCACTCTTGATCCGTGGCAGGAGCGCGTGTTGTGGGCTTCGCTGCTCCGCAAGGATGACAAGTGGGCGGCGTTCGCGGTGGCGGTCTGTTGCCCTCGCCAGAACGGAAAGAACGCGATCCTCGAGGTGCGCGAGCTCGTCGGCGCGCTGCTGCTCGGCGAGAAGCTGATCATCCACAGCGCCCATCTCGCGGATACGTCGAAGGAGACGTTCCGCCGGCTCGACGATCTGATCGACGGGAACGATTGGCTGAACGATCAGGTGCGCCACATCTGGCGCACGAATGGCCATGAGTCGATCGAGTTCACGAACGGGAACCGGATCCGATTCAGGACGAGGACGCGGGGTGGCGGCCGCGGATTCAGCGGTTCCCCGGTGATCTTCGACGAGCCGATGTTCTTGTCTGAGATTTCGATGGGTTCGATTCTGCCGGTGATTTCGGCGCAGCCTGATCCGCAGATCTGGTACACGGGCTCGGCTGTGGATCAGACGATCCACGAGGACGGGTTCGCGTTCGCACGGGTACGTGACCGTGCGCTCGAGCAGTCCGATAACAGGCTCTACTACGCGGAGTGGTCAGCGGACGTCGACACACCTGATGAGGTGGAGGAGTCAGAAGCGGAGGACCAGCGGACGTGGGCGGCGACGAATCCTGCGTTGGGGATCAGGATCATGCCCGACTACATCCAGGCGGAGCGGCGTGAGCTGGACGCGAGGACGTTCGCGGTCGAGCGTCTCGGCGTCGGCGACTGGCCGCCCGTGGATGGTTCCCAGTTCCAGGTGATTCCGCTGGAGCGCTGGGATGCGCTCGCGGATGATCCCGCGTCGGAGGGTGCGCGCATGTTGGACCCGGTCGATTTGGCGTTCGATGTGACACCGGACAGGTCTTCGGCGTCGATCGTTGCTGCGGGCCGCCGCGAGGATGGGGATGTGCAGATCGAGGTTGTTGATCATCGCGCGGGGACTGGCTGGCTTCCGGGTCGGCTGGTCGAGTTGATCGAGCGGCATCAGCCTGAGCTTGTGTTGTGTGATCCGATGGGGCCGGCGGGCTCGATCGTCCATCTCTGCGAACAGGCGGACGTGCGTGTCGAGCTGGTCAGCACGGGGGATTACGCGAAGGCGTTCGGGGCGTTCCTCGACGCCGTGGACGAGCGGACTTTGCGCCATCTTGGCGGCGCTGATCTGCGTTCGGCGATCCGGGGCGCGTCGAAGCGTCCACTCGGTGATGGTGCGTTCGGTTGGGGGCGCCGCAACTCGACGGTTGACATTTCGCCGTTGGTGGCGGCGACGCTGGCGCATTGGGGTTGGCAGTCTCAGATGTGGAGCGGCGAGGTGGCGATCTTCTGATGGTCCGCGTGCTGCTCCTGATCTCATTGGGCGCCGGCCTGGTCGGCTTCGTCGACGCAGCCTGGGGGAGCATCTGGAACGTGCAAGGCTGGATAGTCGTCTGCCTCACCGCATTGGTCGCGGCACAAGTGGTCGAGAGGATGCACTGATGACAGAGACCAACGTTGACCACATCGAAGTCTTCAAAGGCGACGCCGGCCAGTGGTTCTGGCACGGCATCGCCCGCAACGGCGAAATCGTGGTCGAGGGCGAGTCGCACACCCGGGCTGAGGACGCAGCCCGCGCCGCGTCCGGCGTGATGGGTGACCAGATCAGGATCGTGCTACGGAGGGAGACAGATGGGTCTGTTTGAACGGATGACCCGTGGCGTCCGGCCACCGTTGAAGCGTGACGTGCAGCCGCTCGAGGGCACAAACATGAGCCTGTGGAACTCGGAGATCCCTGCCTGGTGGGCAGAGAACGAACTGTCGCCGTCTTCGCTGTGGATGCCGATTGGGACGCTGCCCGAGAAGATGTGGGTGGCCGCTCGTTGCATCCAGTTGAACGCGCAGCAGATCGCTTCGATGCCGCTGCATTTCGAGGGGCCACCGTCGGCTCAGCCGCCCGCCTGGCTCTCATCGCCGGACCCGAACTGGTACCCGAACGGGATTGGCGACGTCCTGTTCTCGATCATCGCCCAGATGTACGCCAAAGGGTTCACCTGCCTGTACGTGACGGACCAGTATGCAGATGGGTATCCACGCTCGTTCACGGTGCTCGACTCGTCGATGGTGGGCATCACCGCCGATGAGGGGTTCCGCGAATACAAGTACGGGCAGACGGAGCTCGACCCGGCCCGGATCGTCCAGATCGACCGCAACCCCGGCAACCGTCTGCACGGCACGTCAGCGTTGACCGCGTACGCGCAGATGGCGTGGGGGCTGCTCGCCGCCGGCAACCAGTCGATGAACGTGAACCAGGGCGGTATCCCGCTGGCGGTGTTGAAGTCGCAGCGGAAGCTGACGAAGACCCAGGCGGAGGAGATCCAGACGCAATGGATGGCCTCGACGCAGCGCCGCAACGGCGCCCCACCCGTCCTACCACCCGAACTCGACTTCGAACCTCTGCAGTTCAAGCCGGGCGACATCCAACTGCTCGAGTCGCAGCAATGGTCGGTCGGTGCGCTCGCCACCGCGTTCGGCGTCCCCGTCGTCCTCTTGAACCAGGCGTTGCAGGGTGGTCTCACCTACCAGAACCCCGGCGCATTGGGCGAGATGTGGTGGCGGTTCGAGCTGCGACCGACAGGCAAGCGGGTCGTGGACGCGTTCACGGCCAGGATGCTGCCGGCGGGCCAGTGGGTTTGGATCGACGCCCGCGACACGTTCCTGCCGCTTGACCCGAGTTCGACCGAGGATGATCCTCAGGAGTCAGCGGTGGCGGCGACTTCACCGGCCCAGCAGCCGCCCACGTTGACGGCGATTGGAGGTACTACAGGATGAGCGAACCCGAGCACGAGATACAGGACGAGACCGAAGGCCGCGAGAGCGGCCTTCTTCGTAGAACATTCGCGGCCGAGGTCACACCAGGCGAGGGACGCACCATCGACGTGCGGATCATGCCCTACGGCGAACAGATCAGCCACAACGACGGCTTCGGCGGGGTTCCCAAGGGCGTGATCTACCGGGAGCAGTGGGACTTCGGATCGTTCTCGGATCAGGTCCGCGCCGCCGATGTCGGCCGCGCCAAAAAGGTCCTCGTCAACTTCGAGCACGGAGACCGCCTAACCGATGTGGTCGGGCACGGGACGATGCTGCGAGAACAACAGGACGGCTTCTACGGCTCGTTCGTTCTCCACGACGATCCCCTCGGAGACAAGGCGCTGCTGCTCGTCCGCGAAGGCGTAGTCGACGGCATCTCGGTCGAGATCCCGCCGCACACCGTCAGGTCGACCCGCAAAGCCGGTGTCGTTCACCGCCTCAAGGCTCACCTGAGCGGGATCGCGTTGACACGGCAGCCCGCCTACGAGGGAGCGCGCGTACTCGCGTTGCGCGAGGAACTCATGATCGACGAAGACCTCCTGCCCACCCCGCCCGACCCGGAAGTGCTCGCACGGCTGGAACGGCTGGGCCTCGAACTGCCCGACCGCTACAAGACCGTCGAAGACGACCCAGACCAAGATCCCAACCAAGAGAACTAGGCGCACCCCGATGGGCACCCCGACACGATCGGCACCCCCAAGCACGGCACCCGCCACGACCACCGCAAACCACATCGCACAGGAGACGCGCTGCCCAC